TTTTAATGAAAAATCTGTTATGCGCATGTTAGATTTTGATCAAGAAGTTGTTACAGGTGTGTATCCAAGGAAAACTATTGATTGGACAAAAGTTATACGAAAAGTAAAAGAAAAACCTGATATTAAAGAAAATGAATTATTAGCTTCTTCCTTGCAATACAATCTTAATGTGAAAAATCCTGACCATGTAGAAGTTAAAAAAGGATTTATAGAAGTATTAGACGGTGCAACGGGATTTATGTTGATTAAAAAACAAGTATTTGAAAAAATGGCTAAAGCTTACCCTGAATTAAAATTTAAATCGGATCAACATTTAAATGATCCTCATGATAAAACATTTGATTATCATGACAATTCTAAGTGGAATTATACTTTTTTTGACACCATGATAGATCCTGATACAAAAAGATACTTGTCTGAGGACTATGCTTTCTGTAGACTATGGCAGAAAATTGGTGGAACCGTATATGCTGACATTGTTAGTGGGCTGACGCACTATGGTACTTACTCCTTTAAAGGCAATGTAGGTACTCAATTCTTGCCACCAGAGAAGAAATAATTTAGTATGAGGCCTTATGCAATTAACCGATTTAAAATTTCAACCAGGTGTAGATAAACAAGATTCTCCCTACGCAGCGGGAGATGATAGACGTTACATTGATTCTCAATTAGTAAGATTTCATTATGGAAAACCTGAACGTTGGAGAGGGTGGACATATCTTCCAAACCCCAACGAAACTCTTATTGGCGTGGTTCGTGATACGCATTCCTGGGTTAGTTTAAATGGTACGAGGTACCTTGCTTTAGGAACCGATAGAAAATTATATCTATTAGAGGGAAGTGCTCTTTATGATATTACACCTATTCGTGAAACAGCTTCCTTAACAAATCCTTTTACGACAGTAAGTGGTAGTCCTATTGTAACGGTGACTGATGCTACTCATGGAGCAATATTAGGCGACTTTGTTACATTTGATGATAGTTCTACTAACAATGTTGTAGATGGTATAGAATTTAATAATGAATTTGAAATCACTGAAATTGTTGATGCTGGCTCTTATAAAATAACATATTCTTCTAATGCCACAGGATCAACTGCTAGTGGTGGAGGATCAGTAACAGCATCTTATCAAATTAATAATGGTCCTTCTACATCTACCTATGGATATGGGTGGGGTGTTTTAACATGGGGATTAAGTACATGGGGCACTCCTAGGGCTTCATCAAGTGTAACTCTTAGTGCTCGTCAATGGTCATTAGATAATTTTGGAGAAGATCTTATTGCTACCGTTTTAAATGGAGGTACTTATCAATGGGATACTTCCGGGGGTACAGCAACTAGGGCCGTGAGCCTTGGTGCAACAGCACCTGTCTCTTCTCGTTTTTCTTTAGTCTCGTCTGATACAAGACATTTATTTTTATTTGGAACATGCACGGATGTTACAGATACCGCTACCCAAGATGATTTATTTTTTAGATTTTCCGACCGAGAAAGTTTAACGCAGTGGGCACCGAAAGCAACAAATGAAGCGGGATCATTGCGTATTGCTGATGGTTCTCGTATCATAGGAGCAGTAACATCAACGGGTCAAATTTTGGTATGGACCGATCAATCCTTGCACGGTATTCAATTTGTTGGAACGCCTTATACTTTTGGTCAACGACAATTAGGGGCTAACTGTGGATTGATAGCGCAACATGCGTGTATTGATGTAAATGGTAAGGCTTTTTGGATGGGTGATGATGCCTTCTATATGTACGATGGTGTGGTTAAAAAAATGCCATGCTCTGTACAAGATTATGTATATGATGATTTAAGTTACACCAATAAAAATGATATTGCTTGCGGTATTAATCCTGAATTTAATGAGATCATGTGGTATTATCCCTCAGGTAGTGCTACACAAATTGATAGGGTTGTTGTTTATAATTATTTAGAGGGCACTTGGTATACATCAACATTAGGAAGAACCACGTACCTTGGAAATTACACTTTTGAAAATCCTATAGCTACCCAATATAATGCTTCTTTAGTGGCTAATGCTACTACAAGTACAGGAGTAACCGATACTCCTTACGGTGTCACAGCAGGGGCTTCCTATGCATATAATCAAGAGGTGGGCAATAACCAAGCAGACGGAACGGCTTTATCAGCTTCCTTAACAACAGGATCAATTGAAATTGCAAACGGAGATCAATTTATGTCAGTGAGCAAATTTGTTCCTGATTTTACTTCCTTAACTAATGACGTAGCGGTTACTTTAACATTAGAGGATTATCCTCAATCGACAACAAGTCAAACCACTACAGGAAATGTTAGTAGCACTACGACTAAACTTGATATAAGAGGAAGAGGACGATCAGTGAAACTAGCTTTTGCAAGTGATACAGTGGGGGATACAAATTGGAGATTGGGCTCGATGAAATTACAACTTAGACCAGACGGAAGAAGATAATGACACAATACAATCCAAATGAAAGAAGAAAATTTAATCCCTTGTTAGATTCTTTGGGAGCTGCAGCCACAGGACTTGGTGGCATAAAAAATTTCACAGGATGGCAAGGACAACACCCAATCAGACCCCAACATCCGATTCAGCAACAACAGGATCCTTGGGGCATCAAGCCAATGGGAGAACAGATAACGGGATTTGGTGAAACACTTGGAGGCTATGGAGAAACACTAGGTGGATACGGCGAACAGCTCGGAGGATTTGAAGAATCACTTGGAGGATATGAAGAATCACTTGGTGGATATGGTGAGCAACTAGGAGGATTTGAAGAAAAACTTGGCGGTTTCGGTGAACAGTTAAGTGGACTGGGAGACAGATTTGGTTCACAATTAAGTGGATTAGGAGATAGGTTTGGAGGGGTAGACTCCAAATTATCAAAAATAGAAGAAGGAATTGGAAGCTTACTTAAAAATAAAGGATCAGGAATGGGTATGAATATGCAACCAAATTATGGATACTCTCCTTATAATATGTTATTAAATTCTTTTTTTGGGGGATATAGATAATGGCTAAAATAACAATTACTCGTTTACCTAATGCCACACCAGAATACCAATCAAGTCAATTTGATCAAATGATACGATTATTAGACCAACTAATTTTAAATTTAAATACATCTTATGCGCAAGACATAGAAGAAAAATCTTCGGGAAGGAGCTGGTACCTTGGCTGATACTTTTAAAAATGCTGGCGTCGATTTAACCACAACTGATCCAACAACCATTTACACCGTTCCAACGGCGGCTCCAGGTACAACGGGAACTCCACCTATTTTTCCAACTACAGCAGTAATTAAATCTATTGTTGTATGCAATGATTCAGCAAGTACCACTGAGTACACTATCGAATGGACAGACACGAGTGCTTCAGCAACTTATAAAATTACTAGTGATAAGACTATTGCTACTGACACCACTTATGAAGTTTTATCACAGCCTCTAGTTTTGGAGGAATCAGACTTGATTAAAATTACAGCCAATGCAGCCAATCAAATCCACATTACTTTAAGCCTATTGGAAATAACAAAAGGAGATCTGTAATCGACCTTCATTCTTTATTTGTTACTCCTATTTTTTCTATAAATTTAGCAGGCTATGAAAATCTTATTGAAGTTATAAAAAATATTCAAGAGAAAGAGCCTACAAGTACTGAAGGAAAAAGCAATGATGGGGGTTGGCATAGTCATGATTTTTTACATGAAGATGAAAAATTTGCTAAAATAAAAACAGAGATAATTGAAATGGCGAAAGAGACAATGAGTCACTTATTCATCATAGATCAAATAGTCCCTGTAATTACAGGTATGTGGGCCGTGGTCAATGGTCCAGGAAGCAGTAATCGTTTACATAGTCACCCCTATAATAATATGTCGGGAGTCTTTTATTTACAAGTCCCTGAAGACAGCGGAGCTCTTATTTTTCATGATCCTCGTCCTCAGAGTGAAGTCCTAGCTCCTCCTAAAAAACCAGGAGAAAGCATACATACCTCTTCTCGAGTTTCTTGGAAACCTAAGTCAAATGATATACTATTTTTTCCTTCATGGCTTACTCATGAAGTTGAGAAAAATAATTCACAAGAAGAAAGAATTGTGATAAGTTTTAATTTGGAATTAAAAAGGAGAAACAATGGCTAAAATCATAGAAGAAGCAAAAGTCTTGGGGGAAATTGATGCGGGTGATGGTCGTATGGTACCTCATATAAGATGTCGTTCAGAGACTACAATTACTAATACAGAAACAAATCAAGAATATGATTCAGAAGAACATGCTACCAATGATGTAGCTGATCCTGATACAGTCACAAAAGAAGACCATCTTAGACGAGATGTAAAAATATTTGCCCCGTCTTTAGCCGATATGGTGGGTTCAAACGACAATAATTAAGCACCGCAAGCTATGTTATATTTTCTTGATTTAATTCTATTTTTTCTTTCACAGGATCTTTTATAACTTCGCATTCTACATCAGCTTCATTACCATTAAGCATTACTTTTTCATTAGAAGTATCATGGCATCCACACCCTTTAAGGTGTTCGGATAATGTTTTTTCTAGTCTTAAATTATCTCTCTCTGTGGCTAATAAACGTTCGTGGTAGCGGCTCACCTTGTCAGCGAGGACAGCTATAGCTTTCAATACTTCTTGATTTTCCATAATATCTCCTGTGATTTAAATTTTTGGGTGAGAACCAATTTAACCATATTTTGCACCAAAGCAACAGAACTTTTTAAAATTGTTTTCTTGACACAAAATACATGATATGAAAGTAACAGAATTAGAAAAAAGAATGATAAACAATCAAGATTTTGTAAATATATCTAACTCGTTAAAGCAACAAGAAATTGTTGTTATTGATAATTTTTTGCAAGAAAAAGATGCTTTATTTCTTAGAGACAGAATGCTTAAACAAAAAGTTTTTGATGATTATTATAGAGATTATCAAGCTACAAATTACTTAATTACCGATGAGTTTACCAAAAAACTAGCTGAAGAAATTGTAAGAAAAATAAAATATTTAAGCGACTTTAAAAGAGCGTGGTCTTTTGTATATAACAATAAAGGAGAAGGAGTTGGTTGGCATGCTGATCCTTCTAACATTAATCTTAATATTTGGGTTTCAAAAAATGATTCTATAAATGATTTTAATAAAAATGGATTAAAAATATGTAAAATAAAACCTCCAAGTTCTTGGACTAGAAAAGAATGGAATAGTAACAAGAATAATTGTGTTAATGATTTAATAGAAAAAAATAAAGCAACTATACAAAATATTAAATATAAATTTAACAGGGCTATTTTTTTTGATGGAGCTTATTTTCACAAAACAGATGATGTAGATATGAAAGAAGGATTTAAAAATAAAAGAGTTAGTTATACTATGTTGTTTGGTATAAATAATTTAAAAGAGAACTAAAGAATGAAGCATAGAGTTATAGTTTATGACAAAATAATAGGGATATATAAAATTCCTTTAAAACTTATTGGTGATTTAAATAAAAAATATGAAACTGCAAAAAATCATTTAACAAGTTATGGTCCTCGTTTAGCAGGGCGATTAAATAGTGAACTAGATATTATTCCTATTATTCAAAAAACTACAGCGTTTAAAAAAATAACTGATTGTGTTTCTCATTATATAGATCTAAATAAAAAATATGGCATATTAGTAAATCAACATTATAATCTAGATATTCAAAGTTGTTGGATTAATGATATGGTTCAAAATGAATACAATCCTCCACACACGCATCATGACAATACTGGATACTCCACTGTTTTATTTTTAAAAGTTCCTAAGTTTATTGATGATACAAAAGATCCTCATAAATTTAAAGATGGTCAGTTGTCTTTTGTAAACTGTTCTAGCAATGCTTGTTCATGGCATGAACCTAAAGTTGGTGATTTTTATATTTTTAATGCAAATCACATGCATTCTGTAATGCCCTTTAAAACAAAAACTTCTAAAGAAATTAGACGTTCTATGTCTTTTAATTTTATAATAAAAAATAAAACTTAATATGTTTGAAAAAAAAATAAGATTTACATGTATTGATCCTAATTTTATAGATATTTGGCCTCATCCAAAACCATCTGGAAAGTTTATAACGGATGCTTATAAAAAATTAGAAAGATATTCTGGAGGTAATTTATTAAAAGGAACAGTTAAAACATGTATGCCTTTTTTAGATTCTATGACAGCAGGATATATTATTCCTTTTGATCAAGATTATTTAATTGATGCTGTTGAGAGTGATTTTGCAATTATCCCTGCTACTAAAAAAGAAGAAGATACAGGAGCACATCCTAACACACAATTACCAACAGAATGGCATAAAGGTGCAGGAGAAAAAGCAGGAAAATTTATTAATAAATGGTTAATACAAACCCCTCCTGGTTATAGTTGTTTATTTATTCATCCTATGAATAGAGTAGAAGAACGTTATAAAATCATAGAGGGTATTGTTGATACCGATAGTTATATGAATACAATTCATTTTCCCTTTATTTTAAAAGAATGGAATAAACAAACTTTACTTAAAAAAGGAGATCCTATGGTTCAAGTTGTTCCTTTTAAAAGAGAATCTTGGAAAATGTGGTCTGGTTTTACTTTTGAAAAAGAACATAGTAAAACTCTAAACAGATTAAATAGTGAATGGTCTGATAGATATAAAAAATATTGGTGGAAAAAGAAAGGTTTTAAATGATTAATTTAAAAGATTTTGTTCATAAATATGACAATATAATTGAAAAAGAAGTATGTGAGAAAATTATAAATCAAAAAGATTTAAACTTTTACCCTGCTGAAACTGGTGGTGGTGTTCACAAAGCTAGAAATTGTTTAGTTAAACCTATAGAAAAAGAATTTGACAGTAAGATACATGAAATAATTACAAAAATAATTCAATTATATGTGGACGAACATGAACATTTTGGTCCAGGAATGGGTTCTATTGAAGATACTGGTTATGAACATTTACTTTATTTAGGTTCAAACAAAGGTGAATACAAACAGCACACTGATCACATGGACATATGTCCTCGAATATTAAGTGTATCTATTTTATTAAATGATAATTACGAAGGCGGTAATTTTTCTTTTTTTAATGGACAACACATTATTGAAAAAAAACAAGGAAGTGCAATTGTTTTTCCTAGTAATTTTTGTTTTCCTCATGCTGTGTTACCTGTAACACAAGGAGACAGACATTCTATAATTACATGGATTCATTAATGAAAGATCAATATAAATATATAAACAATTTTTTATCGGAAGATTTAGTAGCTTACTTATCTTTTTTTATTTTAAATCAAGATAAATTTATAGGTGATGATCAAATTCCTCAATCACATTCTTTGCATTCCAATCAATCTCCAATTATGTATAATCTTCTTCATTTTTTACGTCCTCGTATGGAAAAAGAAACAGGATTAAAATTAAAACCAATTTATTCTTACACTAGATTATACTTGCCTGGTGCAGATCTTTATCGTCATAAAGACAGAGGACAGTGTGAAATTAGTGCATCTTTAACTTTACAATACCATTATGAAGAAAAAAATTATAAGTGGCCATTGTGTATGGGAGATACACCTATTATTATTAATTCAGGTGATGGGGTTATATATAAAGGTTGTGAAATAGAACATTGGCGTCCTGTTTTTATTCAAGAACCACCAAGTTGGCATCATCAAATATTTATTCATTATGTAGATCTAAATGGTGAAAATAAAAATTTAGAAGAAGAATATAGTTCTACAGGAGATGAAATATACGTTAAACCTAAGAATAATTAGGATCGTAATCTATCCACGTTTTATCAAAAGTAGATTCATCATTTCCTGATTCTACATGAGTTGTTAAAGCTTCCGCCCAGTGTAATTGAGCTATTTCAATTTGAGCTTGACGAGTTGATCCCCAATCTAATAACTGTTGAAGAGTTGTATCTCCTACAGCATCACTTGTTGAAGTAAACAAAGTATTTCCTGTCATATCACCTGTGGAAAGATCTTTTCTTTGAATTTCATTATCACCTGGTTGATTGTTGTAAACAATAGCATGAATAGTATTATCGTTTAAACTAGGCATTGCATTGCCTTTATTTACCCATTTAATGTGAAATGAATCATTTACTAAAATACTTTCATTAGGAAATATCATTATTTCATTAGCCATATTTTTTAAAACTTAATAATATAGTTAACTACTACGTAAGGAGAAAAAGAATTAGTTCCTGCGGCTGTTACGGCTCCTGTTAATGCATTCGTTAAAGCTGCCGTTCCCGTAATAGAAGATGTAACCGCAACGGTTCCCGTAAGAGTCCCTGCTAAAGTATGCGAGTGTGTGTGACCTGTTCCACTTCCAGCATTTGCCATTGCGCCTGTAACCCATCCTGGAGAAGGTGCCCATCCAGTTGACATTGGACGAATAGTTCCGTTCCAACCTACTACAGGGCCTGGTGTTACAGCATTTGGGTTTCCACTAGAATAATGGGCAACGTGAGAATGAGATGCTACCTGAGCCTCGGTGATTGATGTATTATCAATCGCTCCCGTTACCGTCACCCCTTGATTATTTGCTACAGTGTTTGTCACTGCTTGATTATTTGCCAGTGTGCTATTAACCGCTTGGTTATTAGTAACAGATACTGTTATCGTATTTGCGCCACCTGTTGCAGCTAAATTATATGTATTTCCGTCGTATCCTTGTGGAGTTTTTCCTTGTAGTTGTGGAACATTAAAAGTTGTTGATCCATTACCTACACCATACGTTGTGCTTGTTACAGCAAATAAATCTGCATACGTTGTTCTTGATACAGCAGTTCCATCGCATAATAAATATCCACTTGGTGCTGTCGCTTTAGGCCAAGGTTTAATAGTACCTACTTCACTTCTATTTTTAAAATCTTGTAAATTAGTCATTGTATTTTAGCCTCCAACCATTTGTTGAATCGTAATATACCAAAGAAACACCTGCACTGTTAGTAGAAATTGTCATATCGGCTGCGTCTCCTTGAATTTTTTCGGAACCTCCATCAACGGTAATATTATTGCTTCCTGCATTTCCATCACCATCAATAATTTTTACTTGCGCTCCGATTGCGGGGGAAGAAGGTAAGGTTATAGTAATTACTCCACTTGAACAATCACAAAAAAGATTATCGCCATCTGAAGCTGTGTAAGTAGAATCACCATTATCTATTTCTTTCCATGTTTCACCTAATCCAGCTAAAGAAAATATATCGTACCAGTTAGTACCATCAGTAGCAACTAAACGGTATTTACCGTTTGCAATACTCATAGTATTGCCTGTAGCTCCTAATCGTGCTGTTATGGCTGCACCACCACCAATATTATTGTAAATTCCGTAAGTTTTTTGAGTAGCGGGAAATTGAATTGTCTGTGCCGCAGAAACGGTTCCTGAAAAAATTAATTGATTGTTTCGGGCCTGGTTGTTGGCTTGAGTGTCGGGTCCATCGGCATTGGTTAATGTTATCCCTGTTCCTGTTGTAAGAGCAGGTACGGCATATACACCAGCAATAGCAAATTCAAAGACTTGAGAATAGTTATTGTTTGTAATGGTTCCCCAAGTACCAGAATTTTCTCCTGTTACTTGTAGTTCCGTTCTGAGGCCAGTTGAATAGGTTACCATTTAATCTCCTAAATAAGTTTTATTGATTATTATTAAGTTTGTCAAAACTTTTATGCAGCCTTAGTTACTTCCGTCCAACTAATAGAACCGTTTGGATCATCTACTTCCGTCCAACTAATAGAACCGTTTGAATCATCAACAACATTCCAACCAGTAATGTCAATATCTCCAGTAGAGACTGTACCTCCAACGCCTATTAAAGTCAAGGTGGAGCTCGCCTCAATACTTGGATTACCAGGAGAGGCTGTTGCACTTACTCCTGTTAAAGCATAGGAAGATGTTTGCGTTGCATCACCTACTGCTGATGTTGCACTTACTCCTGTAGGAGTAACAATAGATCCTGCTGTTGGAGTTACATCACCTTCGTAAACTGTAAGACTAACACCTGTTGCTGTTATAATTGCTGATCCTGATATTGTAGGTGCTCCAATAGCGGAGGTTGCACTTACACCCGTGGCTGTAACATTACAATCAGCCGTAATAGTAGATGATCCTAAGGATCCAGTTAATAAAGTTCCCGCAGGCTCTACTGTTGGACTAATTGCTATTCCTACATCCCCCGTACTTGCATCTAATTCTGGTTCACTAGCTGCTACAATGGTTATCGTTGCATCAGCCGTAACTGAGTATGTTCCAATTGAGGTTGACGCACTTACGCCCGTTACAAATATAGAAGTAAGAACGTCGCCAACGGCAGAAGACATTCCTGCGCTTGTTATTGTTGGGGCAACATCCCCTTGGAATACCATATCTCCCGTAGTGGAAGTAGCACTTACGCCCGTTAGAGCATATGATGTCGCAAGTGTGCCCCATAAATTATCTCCCCAACCAATGACTTCACCTGTGTCTCCATTATAGGCTCTTCCCCAACCACTTTGAGCTCCCGTAGTTACAAGGGATGATCCATCTCCAATAGCAGAGGTGAGTCCAACACCTGTTGCTGTGACGTTACAATCACCTGTAACGGAAGTTACATCATTAGTATTGGAAGTGAGTGAATTGCCTGTGGCATTAACGACTGCCAATCCTGTACCAGTAGCCGTACCTGTAGTGGACGTGGTACCAAGACCCGTAAGCGTTACGTTACATGTACCCGTAATAGTTGGGGTAGCAGTTGTTGAAGTGAGGCTGACACCCGTTGCTTCGACAGGAGCGTATTGTCCCCATGTACCACTGCCCCAAGTTAGTCGACCCCATCCTTGGACAGAGGCCATAAATTATCTCCTTATGCGATTCTTAAAATTGCAGCAGTTGCTTCAGCAGCAGGGAATGTAATTGTAAATGTTCCTGCAGTTGAAGTTTTGACACCGCCGAAATCTAAAACACAGACAGATGCATTGGTTGTTAGACCTGTTACAGTTGAGCTATTGTAAATTACAGCAGCTTGTGCAGAAATTGTTGCACTTGTAAACGATAAGTCTGGTGAGAAATCACAAACAGCAGTGTCACCTGATAAGGCTGGTGTTACTGATGTTAAAGCTCCTCCGCCTTCAGAATAAGTTCCTGAAGCCGCTACTTCATCGGTTTGTTGAAAAACAGTTGTTGATTTACTTAAAGTTGCTTCACTATCGTAAAGCGCTAGTTTAAAAGCGTTCCCTGTCGTAGCCGTAAAATTGTGTAGGCCTTTCAGGATCTCCACTTTAAAACTGTTAGATACAGCTTGAGTAATTGCCATAATAATCTCCTATGGGTTCCTTGATTCGAGAGGGATACGAATAACGCCGTCCCGAAATTCGTCTCTACG